ATATGGAGTGGCCTCCTCTCACATTACCCCATTAAAGTGGTAGCTAATGGATCAGTCAGAATTTTAAGGGCAAAAGATCCCGATTGCAAAGCAAACAACAAAGCCAAAACACGTTATCTTAAGTACGTAGGAGAAGATGTAACTAAACATGAGCACGTTATTAAGTGCCTACAAAGAGAGCTCCAATTACGACGACAAGGAAATGGGTTAGGGTTTATGCAACAGCTTGAGACTTGGGTAAATAATCACACATGGGAAAAGTATAGTGACTTAAGTGATGGAGAACAACCAAAATCTAAACCACCAGGCTCAGAAAGTAGAATCACAAGGCAACTTTGATGAGACCTTTAAGGAGTTCAGACACATCTCACACTCAGTTAGTAAATCGGTAGAAGAAATCAAACTTGCTCAGTCAGGTAAAAGGATTGTCTTCCCTACTAAATGGGATAGATTGAACAAGAACTTACTTGGGGGACTGCAGCCTGGTAAGATGTATGTTATTGCCGGTCGTCCTGGTGTAGGTAAATCTGCATTTTCAAATCAGCTAATCTTTGATGTGTTAGATCAGAATCATGATAAGAAATTATTAGTTCTGTATTGGACATTCGAAATGCCTGACTATCAACAGATTATGAGGTCTGCTGCACATGATGCAGGGATGTCATTCTCAGAGATGTACAGCATCGATTCCAGTCTAACATCAGATAGGGTTAGTAAGTATGAAGAAGTAGTAGAGAAGTACAAAAAGTATCCTATCTATTTCTGCTCAATTCCACAGAACATGGTAAAGATTAAACAGATTAATGACAGAGTATTTAATAAATACCCTGATCATACAATCATTAATCTTTACGACCATTCGAGATTGATATTAGGGACAGAAGATACAGAACTTCAGAAACTAAATCAAGTATCGAAGACTTGTATGTGGTTGCAAGCAAGAATGGGTAGCATATCTATATTACTCTCACAGCTGAACAGGAATATCGAGCAAGAGTATCGTGCTAAACAACAGTATCAACCACAGCTTACAGACCTATTCGGTGGTGATTCTATTGGGCAAGATGCTCACGTAGTGATGATGCTACAAAGACCGTTCGACCTTTACGGTATAACTGACAGTTACTGTGGAGAAGATCCAGAGGGGTTGTTAGCCTGTCATATCGAGAAGAATCGTGATGGTCAATTGGGTATGATTCCCTATGAAGCTAATTTGTCAACATTCACGTTGACGGAAAGATTAAAAAAGTAAACTTATAATTTGATTAAATGGAGTTAGTACTGCCAACAGAAAGAGTTGCTGCTCTTCGTAAGAGTCCGAGACACATGATTCTCTATGGACCACCTAAGATAGGTAAAACAACAGCACTTGCTAAACTTGATGGATGCCTAATCATAGACCTAGAGCAAGGGTCGGATATGGTTGAGGCATTGAAAGTTAAAGCTAGCAACTTGTCTGAGTTAAGTCAGATTGGTAAAGCAATTATGAAAGCTGGAAAGCCTTACAAATATATTGCTATCGATACCTTGACTCAGCTAGAAGTATGGTGTGAATCAGAGGCAAAAGAACTCTATCGTCAAACTCCAATGGGTAAGAACTTTGATCCTGATAACAAAGGATTATCAGTTCTTTCTCTCCCTAACGGTGCTGGCTATTTGTATTTACGAATGGCTATCAAAAAATGGATGGATAGACTAGAGCAGTTATCTGACCACATCATCTACATCGGTCACTTAAAAGATAAGCAGATCGAGAAGAAAGGTAAGGAAGTATCAGCTAAGGATTTAGATTTGACTGGTAAGATCCGTAGTATTGCTTGTGCTAACTCAGATGCCATTGGCTATGTGTACAGGCAAGATGGAGACACTATGATCTCATTTAATTCTTCTGATGAAGTAACTGCCGGCTCACGTTGTGAGCATTTAAGAGGTCAAGAAATGTTACTTGACTGGAGTAAAATTTATATTGATTAATTAAAACTATTAAACAAATGGTAGAAGCAAACATTCACCAAAACCCAACTGTTGCAACTAATGCAGCAACTGAAGGACCAATTACTTTAACTGTAACTGGTATTATCAATGACTTGAACGAAGGTATCGATCGTGATGGTATTGCAATAAAGTATGGCTTGACTAAAGCTGAAGTTACTGAGCTATTCAAGCACCCAAAGCTTACTGGCCTACGTGCTCGTAAGAAGATTCCGGTACGTTTCACATTAGTTGATGATACTGTTATATCTGCATCTTCTATTGAAGTTGATCCTAATCAACTATCTATATTAGAAGTTGAGAATAGCTGAATAGCTTATCAGGAGTCTATATTCTTACTAAAAGAAGAAGCAGACCCTATTTATAAACTGTATTTCTAAAACTTAAATTTAAATTAAATAAAAGATGGCAATAGCATCAAACAATTCAGAAGAAGTAGTAGCCGGTGGTGGCATTACTTTGTACACAGGTATTGCACCTGTTAGTGTAGTAGCAGTTAATCCTACTCTACAAGAACTCCAATCAATTGGAATAAATGCTCAGAAAGATCCTGAGTATTCAGTGGAGATTAACAATGAAGAGTACAACAAGCTTGTATTCTATCTTCGTCATGACTCCCCTAACTTCACAGTTAGATTCGAGATATTGATGCAACCAAAGCATCGTACATCTCAATCTGGTGAGAAGTTTATGTGGGTTAACAACATTGGTCAAATGACTTGGAGTGCTGACGTTCCTGCCTATGATTGGTGGAAGAATGCTGACAAGACTCGTAAGGCTTATGTTGGTGAAGATACACTTGTAAACTTTACTAAAGCTTGGGCTAACGTAGCTAATGGTGGAGAGGTATCATTTGATACTATCGACTCTATCGTTAAAGGTGACGTTAAAGAGTTGAAGGAGTATGTAAAAGCATTATCTGATAACAAACTTCGTGTTCTTGTAGGTGTTAAAGATGAGAAGTATCAGACTGTTTATAACCGTCACTTCGGAAGACTTAAACCTATGAGAGATGACTTGTTTATCAAAGCTTTGAATGAAGATTATGGGTCATTCAATGCAGAATATTCTAAAGATCTAAAGCTAGGGATTTATAGCCCAGGATTAATCACAGCAGATAAGACTGAAACTCAAGCAGTTACAGCTGATGCAGGTGATGATTGGGATGCATAAACCTGAAACCAAACCAACAAACAGTGGGGGTGCATTTTGTACCCCTATTTGTTTGTATTAAATTAGCAGCTTTATGATTGAATCGAGAAGTAGTGAAGCTTATTTGCATAAGGATGCTATCTTATGTCAAATTTCTGAGTATGATATATTCAGATACTACTGCCATAACTTCAAAAATCTGAATGAGAAATTCTGCAGTGAGTTAAGATTAGACAATAATCCTACCTGTTCTATTGTGTATTGGAATAATAAGTTGTTGTATAAGGACTTTGGTAGTGGGGAGAGTCATGATTGTTTCTCATATATTCAGGCAAGATATGGCTTAACATATTCTGAAGCTTTGAAAGTAATTGATGCTGACTTTGGGTTGGGATTGCAACGTGGGGTGGTTAATAAAGTAGCATTAGAACTTACTTACAAAGATCCAGTGTATGTAGAGAGGAGACCAGTTAAGATACAGAAAAGAGTAAGAAAGTGGAATCAAGATGATAAAGCTTTCTGGTCTCAATTTAACATTCCTCGTTCACTGTTAATTAAGTATAATGTTCAACCTATAGATTACTTTTGGATAAATGAAGCACGTTATAAATGTAACACTCCTAGTTATGTATATACTTTGGGTAATCGTTGTAAGATTTACAGACCATATGAAACAGATGGTAAGTGGTTTAGCAACACAACTAAAGATGATATACAAGGATGGGATCAATTGGTGGATAAAGGGGAGTTAGTTATTCTTGCTTCGTCATTAAAAGATGTGATGTGTTTAAACATATTAGGATATCAAGCTGTAGCTCTTCAGAGTGAAATGCAGATGCCTGATACAACACTCATAGATAATTTAAAGGATAGGTTTTCTAATGTAGCTGTATTGTATGATAACGATTTTGAGAAAGAGAATAATCCCGGCCAGATGATGGCTAATAAAATTTGTTCTACATTCAACTTAGTTAACATAATTTTGCCAGCTCATTACAAATCAAAAGATATATCTGACTTCATAAAAGATCATGGAGTAGACATATCAGCAATGATCATTAAAATACAATTACCAGTATGAACTCACCATATTACACAGACCCAGTTGTTAGAGAGAGAATAGATATTATTCTACAAAAGTGTACAACTTTATTTTCAAATCTCGGAACTTCGACTAACTTTGACGTGCAAAACACAATTACAGCAAAGCAAACCGAACAACAATGGCTAAAAGAAATTCAACAGCTAGATCCAGAGTTTTATCAAAAGGTAAGACCTCAGGAAAATTAAACAGAGGAAAGATTAAATCTAGATCTAAAGAAGTCGATGGGATTAAATTCAAATCGATGCTAGAAGTCTTTTGTTATAAGAAGCTGATTGAAGC